AACTTGTAATATTAAAGATTCCTTTAAAAAACGATTTCCAGAGTTAATGGATAACTTTGCCAGAATCTTGATAGAGGAAATAGATATAGACACTATAGATTACGCTATGATAGAAGAACCCATATTTGCACAAAACAGAAATGTAGTGCGTACCTTATCAGAAGTAGTGGGAGCTGTTTGGGGAACTATATGTCTAAGTGACATACCTGTTTCTTTAGTAGATAATGGTACTTGGAAGAAAAATGTAATTGGTAGTGGTAAAGCTACAAAAGATGCTATAATGAAATATGCAATAGAAAAGTGGGGAGATGAATTCCCTGAACAAGATTATGCTGATGCGGCTTGCATCGCATTATATGGAGTAAAGGAGATAAATAATGGCGGCACCTAAAGGATATAGGAAAGCAGGAATCGGAAAAGGAAAACATACAGTTCATTTTTACGATAAGCCGAAAGCTAAGAATAACAAAGTAGAAGATAAACTACCTAAAGGCATGACAGCTAAAGAGTTTAAAGCTAAATATGCTAAAGTTGTCTGGTGTGATTATTACAGATGCATGCATAATGTGCAACCAGAAGGAGCTAAAAGAAAGATAGCTACATTATTAGGAAATCCTCAATATAAACCTCTTGGACCTAAAGATGCGATGATACAAGGTATATGTAACAAAGCTGAGATTGGTATAAAATATAAAGAAATAGTGACATCAGGTGGTATAAAACATAAAGTACCAGAATGTTTTAACGTAGCTGGGAATAAAAATAAACATAACGTAGACTTTAGTAAATTTATACAATCAGATGGTACTCCATTTGGAGGAAGCATTGAATCAGGAAACGCAGATACAAACTGGTCTAATGCTGCGTATATGTAATGCCCAAAAAATTTCCTAAAGCTGTAAAAGAACGAGCCTTTAAATTATATCTAACAGATGATTATTCTGCTAGAGAGATAGCTGAACAAATTTCTGCTGAACATCGTGTAGTTGTTAATGAGCAAACTATATATGCATGGGTACGACAAGATGATTGGAAGACCAAAAAAGCAGAGACACAAGTTCAGGCAGTTGAAAAAATGAAGGACAATGAATCAACTAAACTTGCAAAAATGCAGGATGAACATCAGGCTCTTTATAAAAGTATTAGAGATAAAGCTGGATCAGAGTTACAAATATTAGATTTTGAAAGAGCTTTTGATGCAGTTAAGGCTTTAGATATTGGTATACAGGGAGAAAGACAAGTAGCAGAAGGATTAATTAATATTCAGTTTATACAGGATGTAGTTAATATTCTTGTAGATGAAATTGAAGATCCTGATTTAATTAAACGTATTGCAGCAAAATTGAAAGTATTGATGGCATCAAAAGATAATGAGTGATGATTTAACAACATATAATAAAGCCTTTGAATTACTTGCAGAAAAACTCGAAAAGAGTAATAAGTATAAAATAGGTAGCTTTTGGGAGTTTACTAGGGATATATGGTCTCAGGGATTTGAACATCCTGAATACTTTCAAGCATGGCATGTAGGTCAATTAACCGAAGAAGTAGAAAGGTGTGTTGAGGATGGACTTAATTATTTAGCTATATTACCTAGAGCCCACTTTAAATCTACAATACTAGGACATGCTTTTAGTATATGGAGAACTTTAAAAGTACAGGGAAATGCTAATATTTTATATCTGTCTTATAGTGATACTATGGCAAAGTATCATATATCTGAAATCAATAAAGAGGTTAATAGAAACCCCCTTTTAAAAGACATGATGACTAATAGAGCTCCTAAAGCTGACTTTACATTTAGATATGATACAGGTAACGGGGGAAGTGCAGAGATATTACATGGAGGATTATTTTCGTTCAAAAGAGGTATGCACGTTAATGGAGCATTAATTGCTGATGACATATTGAAAGACCCTGAAAGCCCTCTTGCTATAGGACAGATGGCTAAGATTGAAGATCACTTTTTAACAGAATCTTTATTTATACCTAATAAGGGAGTACCAGTAGTAGTAGTTGGTACACCTATGATGCCCGGAGATTTACTTACTATATTAGAAAAGGATGAAAGATTCGTATCTAGAAAAATGCCTGCTCTTGATCCAGAACCGGATAGAAGAGTATTGATGCCTGAACTATATAGTGAAGAGTGGTTATTAGAACAACAAAAAGCTAAACCTAAGTCATTTGCTTCGGAGTTCTTACTACAACCCCACTTTAATACCGAAGCTTATTTTGATACAGAAGATATTGAAAAGTGTGAAGATGCTAATTTAAGATCTTTACCCACTACTCTTAAACATAATTTTGGAGATGATGAAGATATCTTTGCAGGCTTTGACGTGGGAAAGAAAAGACACCCGTCTCACTTAGTTGTATTTAAAAGAAAAGGTGAACGTATAGAACAAATTCATCAATCATGGTTAGATGGTTGGGACTATTCAGATCAGATAGTATATTTAAATGAGGCAGCTAAGAACTTCGGACTTACAAAAGGTTATATAGATAATACAAGAGGTGAGTTAGAAGATAGAGGATTAGACAGGACTTGGTATCCTTTAGCGTTTAGTTTAAAATCTAAAAATAATATGGCTCATATCTTTGAAGAGTATATTCATTCAGGAAATTTATTTTTAATTCAAGACCATAGACAAAGACAGCAGATACTATCTGTTAATAACGAATTGAAAGCTCCAGAGACTCCAATGGGTCATGGAGATGCGTTCTTTTCTATTGCTATGGCGTTACAAGCTGCTTATGAAACAGGTATTTATAATATGCAAACAGTAGGAGATTTACAGGATTTTGTATCTGATGTAGATCCCTCATTAAAATACCAAGATTTAGACCAAAATAAGCCAGAAAAGTTAATCGATTTCGATAAAAAAGTGTATAATGATAGTAACGGACCGATAGAAGCACCCAACCCTTCATGTACAGAGGATGTCTGTAGTCCATCATTATGGGTGCCTGCTAGAGGTTTATGTTTATACTGTAATTATAGAAGGAAATCATAGGAGGATTATTTTGGTAACACTATCACAACAAGCCGAAACTGTAGCATCGACACGATACTATTTGAAGGACGAGTCAGGGCAACCGGAGGAGACTGTTAAAGATCTATTTAAAAGAGTTGCAAAAGCAATAGCACAAACAGAAAAACAATATGGAAAATCTGATGCAGATATACAATTAACTGAAAAAGATTTCTATGGTATGTTATCTAATCTAGACTTCGTTCCTAATTCCCCAACATTAATGAATGCTGGTACTGAACAAGGAACTCTATCAGCTTGTTTCGTATTGCCTTTAGAAGACAGTATGGAAGATATAATGAAAGCTGCCCATGATATTGCAATGGTACAGAAGTTTGGAGGAGGTACAGGATTTGCTCTTTCTAAATTACGACCAAGAGGAGACAAAATAAAAACTACTCACGGAATAGCTTGTGGTCCAATTCAAGTATTACAAACATTATCTAGAGTATCTTCTATGATTACACAAGGTGGTAAAAGAGATGGGGCAAACATGGCAGTAATGGCTATTAACCATCCTGACATACTTGAGTTTATTGAATGTAAAAAAGTTGAGGGGGACATACATAACTTCAATATCTCTGTTGGAGTAGATTCTAATTTTATGAAAGCAGTAGAATCTGGTAGTGAATACCCATTAATCAATCCGAATAACAATGAAGTAACTGGTTATCTAGATGCTAGGGAAGTATTCTCTAAGATTGTTTATGGGGCTTGGAGAAATGGGGAGCCGGGAATGATATTCCTAGATAATGTAAATAAGGATAATCATGTAATAAGTGAATATGGAGAGATGATTGCTACCAATCCGTGTGGAGAACAGCCTCTACTTCCTAATGAATCATGTAACTTAGGATCTATTAATTTAGCTAACTTTGTAAATACAGATCAAATAAGACCTTATATACTATGGGATGAACTTAGAAGTACAATTAAAACATCTACAAGATTTTTAGATAATGTAATTGATGCTAACTATTATGCAACTCCTGACATAGAAAAAATGACTAAAGCTACAAGAAAGATTGGTCTAGGTGTTATGGGATTTGCAGATATGCTTACACAACTTAGAGTTGCTTATAATTCTGAAGAAGGTAGGAAAATAGGATCCGATGTAATGAGATTTATGCAGACTCATGCAGACGAAACCTCTAAGGAATTAGCAGTAGAACGGGGAGAATTCCCTGCATGGGATAATAGTGACTATGGGGAAGACGAAAGATATAGAAATACTTGCCGTTTAACTGTAGCCCCTACTGGTACTATATCTATGTTAGCAGATACTTCTAGTGGTATTGAACCTCTTTTTTCATTGGCGTATAGAAAAATGAATATCTTAGAGGGACAGACTTTGTATTATGTAAACAAATACTTTGAACAAGATGCTAAGGAAATGGGTTTCTATTCAGAGGAACTTATGGAATATTTATCTGACGGAGGTTCTCTTAAGGATAGATCTGAAGTACCTGATGAAATTAAAGATATTTACATTACAGCACCTGAAATTTCACCTGAATCACATGTTGGAATGCAAGCTGCTTTTCAGGAATATTGTGACTCAGGAATTTCAAAGACGATAAATTTCGCAAATGATGCTACAATAGAAGATGTACATACAGCTTACATAAATGCTTGGAAGACTGGATGTAAGGGAATTACAGTATATAGAGCTGGAAGTAGGGAAAAGGAAGTGTTAGTGACAGCACATAATAATGATACAATAAAAGAAGAACAGTCAGACTTTTTTGAAGAGATTGATGCTCCTATTAGTGAGGAATATTACTTTGCTGAATGTTGTGATCGACCTCAAATAGTAATGGAGTCTGGTTGTAAGTCTTGTAAATCATGTGGATGGAGTGCATGTCACATAGCATAATTCACAATTTTATAAAAAAATAGTATAATAATAGTAGGAGAAAAGAGAATGCCTATAGGAAATATGTTAAGAGATAGACAAGAGCAGTATGTCGCCCAAAAAGACAATGCTGGAACTTGGAGAATACTCGATACTTGGCACGAAGATTTAACTAAATTAGGTCCTGAAGATGAGATAGATGACTCAAGTGATGCAGTTACTATCATATCAGAAGGGGGATTTCTAGCTTTAGTTAGAGAAGCAACTAGATTAGGAGTATTACAAAATGCTGCTATGATGGAAAATGAAGCTTTAGCTGATCAAGTATTAGATTTAAAAGAAGAAAACGATAGACTAAAAATACAAATTGAAACTACTCCTGCAGTCGAAGTTACACACGAAGAAAAAGCAGGGTTAAAACAACATGCGATAGACACAATAGCAAAGATAGTAGCTATAGATAGTGTTGAAGTAACTAAGGAATAAGTATGAAAATAGGAGATTATCTTCCAGAAGTTCCTGAAATGGCAAAACAAATGGGTCAACTCGGCTCTCAGATGGAAATATTTAATGACTTAATATTAAATAAAGCTGCTGGGGATACAGGTAGTGGACCAACATTTGGTGTTGATTACATAGTAAATACTTATGTAAGAAATCAACTTGCATACAGAAAACAATTAATTCAAGACTTACAAACCGTAGCGTATACTGCTGAAGAATTAAGAGCTCCTATTTTACATATAACAGGGGAAGTATTTAGAAGAGGTATACAATTTGAGCCTACTGTTGAAAGTCCTGATGACAAGCAATTAGATAGACTTAAGAAGTTTATGGATGATTGTAACGTATTTGATCAGGGTCTAGAAGAAGTATTAAGACAGTTTCATTGGGATTTAAATACTGTAGACGATGCTTTCCTATATTTTGCTAAAGAATATTATGATTCAGGAGATGGTAAACTACGATCTAGAGTAACTGAGATTAGAAGAATTAATCCTGCTCTTATAGAATTTGATTTAGACGAGACAGGATTACCTAAAAACTCACACTTTTTCTGCCCTATACACAGAGAGAAAATAAGTGAATCTCCAGACGAATGTCCAGCAGATGATTGTGAACAAAAAACACAACCTGCTATGTATAGATATCTATATAGAACAGAAGTACATTATTTCCTAGATAGTGAGATTGTACATCTATCTAAATTTAATCCAACTGAAACTTATGGTTGGTCACCTATTTTAACAATATTTGAAAAAGCACTTACCTTAATTGGTATGGATAGAAACTTGTATAGATATTTCTTTGAAAGAAAAATGCCTGCATCTATGGTTATGGTAACTACAGATGATCCTGAAAGTTTAAAGAGGGAAAGGGAATCACTTGCGGCTAAGACAAGGCAAGACCCTAACTATATACCGATGATTGCTGTATCTTCTAGAACAAATAGAGGTAGAGTAGATATGGTAAGATTATTCCATACATTACAAGAGATGGATTACTTACCTGTTAGAGCTGAAATAAGAGAAAGAGTCGCTGCTATATGGGGTGTATCTCCAGCATGGCAAGGGGCTCCTGATTCATTTGGAGGATTAACACAACAGACATCACAATTAACTGTAATGGGTAGAGTTGTTGAAAGAGATCAACGACAAATTATGGAAAAAATATTTCCAGCTATCCTAAGTAATTTTGGTATTACAGATTGGAAAATAATTCTTCCTAATCCTGAAGAAAAAGCGGAAGCTACTAGAATTGCCCAATCCCAACAAAGAGCAGCGATTGCACAACAAATGTTAGGTATGGGTTTTGATGTACAACTTAAAGGTAACCAATTAAAAATTGATGACTTAGACTTTATTGTAGGTGGACAACCAGTACCTACAGCTAAATTACAAGGTGAACAACAAGCTTTAGCCTTAGAGCAAGCTGAACAACAAGCAGCAATGCAAGAAGCTATGATGGAGCAACAAGCTGAACAACAAGCAACAGCAGAAGCTAGTGGACCTCCTCAAGAAGAAGGTGGGATTTCTACAGAAGAAGGGGAAGAAGGGGAAGAAGAAGGTTCTCAAGAAGTTCCTATTGAAAATGCAGTACCAGATACTCCTAGAGGATTAGAAAATATAGAATCAAAGAATATTAAAAATCCTGATTTAAGAAAGGCTACTAGTACATCTACATGGATAGACAGTTTATCCTCTCAAGGATATGAATATCCAATTGTTAAACAAATATCTCCAGATGGACAGCATATTTGGTTCTCTAATA